AGATTCGGCACATTGGACACAGCCCTACGTACGCGGTTCGCGTGGATTGGAGCGAGCCGATTCCGTACCCCCAGACGACTGCGGACCTGGAGGCGCGGCGGCTGGAGAAGGAGACAAGTTGGTGACCGTGCGGTGTGCCTTCTTGCAGAGCAACCAAAACCAGTAGGCGTTCAGTGCCATGTACCCGACATTGACTAGAATTGACGGTGTGGACCCCAGCGCATTGTTGTAGACCCAATATGGATAGTAGACCATGCGCATCAGGGTCCAGAGTCCAAACGTGAAGGCAAGAATGCCCATGTGTAGATTGTCATACGGGTACTTCAGGGCTTCCATCAGCCAACTTAGGCTGAAAGAAGGGTTCGTGGATTCCAGAATGCACATGGCGTCAAATACTATTTTCACGTGTGTATCCGAGTGCTCTGAGAAAAGGTAGCCAAGCCAGATGATAACATGGTGAATGAAAAAGTCGGGTGATTTTGCGTAGAGAGTCAAGTGCCCTGCGTCATAGACCATGTATGCCAAGACCTGTTCCATCATAGCCAATGAGTCCTTCGGTGTTCCCACAAAGAACCACATGCAAAGTTGGTAGATCGAAAACAAGACTCCGTTGATTCGGGCAATGAATTCATGCTTCTTGTGTTCCGCCATGGCAATGTAGTCGGGGTTCTCCTTGAACAGCCAGTACATCAACAGGGCATTGATGGTTAAGAGGACGGGGATGATAAACACCCGATAGTCCATTGCGCTTAGAGAAGAGATTCGCGAGATGACGTAAACGAAGCCATGGACCCGTTTGACTCTGCATGTGAAAAGGCAAAGACGTTGGCATCCAAACTGTCGGATGCCGATAAGCTGACCCTGTACAGTCTGTTCAAGCAAGCCACGGTGGGCGACTGCACCACTCCCGAACCTGGGTTTCTGGACCCCGTCGGGCGCGCCAAGTGGGCTGCATGGAAGGAGCGGAAGGGACTTCCCAAGGAGGTAGCCAAGAAGGTGTATGCGGATGTCGTGAATCAACTTTGACGGGATAGCCCCATCTCATCCGTCAGAGGAATCGGAACGGTCTCAACGTAGCGCTCTCCGTTTGCCAGCTGCCCCCAGTGCTCCATCTCGGGGTGCCTGAAGCGCAGACGTCCGAGCCAAGCGCGCAGTGTCTGCTCGTCTAGGGTATACTCGCCATTGCCCGTCTGTCCATTCTCGGTCCAGAAGATTGCGTACATTTTGATGAGTGTGGTTGTCCAGCATGTAAGCAATCCATTTTTACCGTCTGAAAACGGATTCCTTCAACCCAGCCGACATTCGTTTCGGCTAGAATGGAAGTCCTTGCATACTGCGGCATGGCTGCCTGCTCGCTCATCGGTCAAGGATGTGGATGGTACTGGTTCTTCAACACATGTGGCTGCATGGAGTACGAACAAGAACAAGTCCGAACACAGCCACCCCCACCCCCACCTCCACCCACTGCACCCAACCCATTCGTTGTCAATGGTATGCCGAAGGACCCCCACCTTCAACCCGCATACCGCTGAAAACGGATTCCGCCCGCCCACCTAACAAACTTTTTACAGTTTACCATGGCACACATTCAGAAGTATCTTACTGACAACAACGTTGTAGGTGGCGCCCACGGCAGTCACTCCGTGTGGTGGGTCCCTCTCAACATCTTCAACGAACTGGGTATCGAGCGGTGGAAGTATAATCGCCCACCTGACGCAGAGCGTGTGGCCGAGATTCATGCGTTCATCAAGGAATCTGGGCGCGTAGACGGAATGATGTACTTGGCGTGCATCGACAAGAAGCTGTACTGCTATGAGTCCAACCACCGCCGAGAGGCATTGGTTGGCATCACAGAGGTTGCACCGATTCTTGTGGACATCATGTGGGATGCGACACATGAGCAGACCAAGGCCGAGTTTCTGAGGCTGAACAAGGCGGTCTCGGTCCCCGAGCTGTATGTTGCGGACGAGCCCGCAGTTGATATGAGTGAACTTATCGCGGCCCGCAAGGCGTTCTGCGAGAAGTACAAGGCTCTCAAGGTCACAACGGGCCGTCCGCAGCGACCCAACTTCAATAGCGATATCCTACTGGACGACTTTGTCGCCATCACCAAGGAGCACAACATCTCAGTTGAGGAGATGATGCGTCGGCTGAACAATCTCAACGTTCGGCTGTCGCACAAGGCAATTGATTCGAAGTTGACCGACAAGGTCAAGGAGAAGTGTACGGCGGCTGGACTCTGGCTGTTCGCATGGTCGGGGCGCATCAACCCGAAGGATGTGGTCGCGTAGAAAAACGGAGTTGGTTTATGAAAACTTAGGCTCTTCAATTGATATGGAAGAGACGAAGCCAGTTGTTGGATACGAGACATATACGGTATCGTCTTCGGGTGTGGTCAAGAACAAGCACGGACATATTATGTCAACCCATGCCGTGCCTGGTGGCTATCGTCAGGTCCAGTTCCATGGAGGAGGAAAGTCAAAGAGTAAACTCGTACATCGTGTTGTAGCTGAGGCGTTCGTTCCCAACCCCAATAACATGACCGAAGTTGACCACATCAATAGAAACAGAACTGACAATCGGGCAGAAAACTTAAGATGGTCGACTCGGCGCGACAATTGTCTAAATACGTACAGACATGACAGAGAGATGTATGGAATAACCATAGTGAAGAACAGATACAAGGTTAGACTGACATTCCACAACAAAAACACTACAATTGGACTATACCGTACGCTTGAAGATGCTAAGAACGCCCGAGACGCCGCATTGGTGAATCCGCGATATTACGATGTTAATGCCGCCCCAGTAAAGCCACCAACTACCGACCGCGAGTGAAAAACGGATAGTCAGTCGTTCAACAAAACCTTTTCCAATGCCGTGCACTCATTGTCACTGCAAGACTCATTCGTACACAGTCTGTCCAGCCCGTGTCCCGCCTCCTCCCAAGGTCGTCTACATCCCTAGCAACGGCTACAAACAAGCCGTGGTTGGCGGCATTGTTGGCGGTGTTGTGCAGGCTGCGTGTGTTGTGATGTGATTACTTCGTGGTGCGGCGACGGGTGCGACGGGTGCGGGACTTGCGACGGCCTCCCGCATCGAACCCTCGACTAGGAAGAAGCACAAAAAATGAGTCATCGTTAGGTGCTGTAAGTTCAACTATGTCATTGCCAACTCTGAAGTGAACAATAGCAACTTGTTTTCCGTTCTCGTCGGCACGGATGCCCGCAACTGATCCGCGCAGTTTTTTATCCTTGTCAGCCACCAGACCGACTACATCGCGTTGGACTACCGGCATTACTCAATCCCAAGATTACTTCAGGGCGCGGGCGGAGAGGATGTACAGGAACGCGGCGTTCGCGAGGGTCAGGAACAGCGTAGGCGCCGACGCCAAGAACACCGCAAAGCCACGCTTCGGGGCAATGGACATGCCGTAAATCTCCAGCAGCAGGACAAGCGCTGTCGTCACTCCCACGATCCAGAACATGATGTAAAAGTAGTCCACGACCACCTCGTTTGAGATTCCCTTGGTGGCTTCAGTCTCGGCAGGCATTTTATATACTCCCAAGAAGAACAATGGGCTTCTCCGTCGTTCCTGTCGCATTTGGCGTGGTGATGGCGGTGCTGGACTTGGTGATGATGTCCACCGTCAAGCAGGTTGGCGCGGGCTCGTGGTCTGTCCGCACGGGCTTGCCGTTTGCTACATTGGTGTACGCACTGGAGCCATACATGTTCCTTCAAGCCATGAAGTACACGGGTGAAGGTCTGGCAGTGGTCAATTTGGTCTGGAATCTGTCCAGTGACGTCCTGGTGACGCTGATGGGAGTGTTCTGGTTCGGTGAGAAGCTCCATGGAACCCGTTGGATCGCGGTGGGCATGAGTTTGGTTGCGCTGACGTTATTCGCGTATACCGAGAAAGAATGAGGACAGCTGTCCTCTTCACTGGTCAGGAGCGGTCTATCCACCGCACGATCCGTTTGCTGAAGAAGAACCTGCTTGAGCCCAATGATGCTGTCGTGTTCTTGGCATGTGAATCCGACAACCCCGAGCGCATGGCAAGTTACTTTCAAGGCACACACTACGGGGGAAGTGCGATACTCCGGACGTTCCGCACGGCTGAGTTTCAGGCGTTCATGAACCTCCTTGAGGTTAGTAACCGTCCCGCAGTCCAACCCGAGGTGTTTGGGCGGACGGCTGAAGGGTGGAGTATGGGATACCTTCACTCTAGTGGCACTGTGATTCAGTACTACCAACTGTGGAAGGCGTGGCTGATGCTGTTGGACTACGAGAAGGTGAACAACATGAAGTTTGATGTGGTGGTACGGTGCCGCCCCGATTGTTTATTGACCGAGCGATTGGATTTTTCCAAGTTGACAATGACTGCAGACGAACGTACCTGTCGCAGCATGGGCGTCGAGCGCATTCGGGACAGATGTGTAGTGACTGGACAACCCTGGGAAGACAAGGTTGTCTGGACACTTGGTCAAGAACAGTTCTGGGTTGCGAAGCGGGATACGTTTGCATTGCTCGGACCCATGGTCTTTACATTCGGATGCTGGGACTCGGGTACGCTGTATGCATTCAACTCTGAGTGCTTCTTTGAAGAATTTTGCAAGCACAATCACATTACGCACTGGATGTATGCCGACGGAGAGATGTTCAATTTTTCCCACCCGGGCGAAGAGGAAGTAACCTCAGACCCTGCGATGCTTTCGCTTCTTCGTTAGACGGCGGGTCTTGCGTCGGCGGGTACGGCGACCGGCTACAGCTGATTTGGCGACTGTAAGGAGTGCATGTATCTTTTCCTCTTCGGACATCGGGTGTGGGTCATCTGCGAACATATCGAAATTATCAAGTTCACCCTGGAGGTCTTCCCACTTTTTCTGTATAGCTTGTCGGTTTGATTTGAAGAGGTTAACAAGGTCAGCGGCTCCTTCAACCTTATTCTTGACTGCATCATCCGCCATTTTCCGGGCGTCGTACATCGCAGAGATACGCGGTTTGTTGACGTCGGCTTGCATTGCGTTCATGAGAGCATCGGGGATGCTCGTTGCATGTGAACCTCCTATTAGAAGAAACATGTGTCTCACAACGTTATATCGGTTGTCCTTTTTCTCCTTCAACTCAGTGTAGTTGAGATAACCTCGGGCTTCGTATACTGGTTCCAACTGAGGTCTCAGCGGATAAAGGTATATGAACGTAACACCCTTTCCCCACGGCTTTGTTCCGTCTTCTGCATCTTCCTTAAGTTGTTTGAGGAGTGCGTCTCCAACGCCCTTGTACGCTGCTTTGCGTACACGGATCGTACTTATCTCGGAGAGGTAAATGCGTGCAGAACCCTCGGGCATTTTGTCCGTCCGTCTGTGTGCCACCAGCCATCCGACAATCTCTCCATCCCCCATCTGTGCAACATAATGGCGAACGCTTGAATCGGGTGTAGGCTTGGTGCACCCCGATGTCCATGGCATAACTCGGTAATCAAATGGTCGTATAAACTTCATCTTCTGAAACCGAGTCAAGTACTTGAAGTCAGGGGGTTCGCTAGCAGCACGTAGACCCTCCTGTTGTTTTTCTACAATGGCAGTTAGCCTTTTGATGTCAGCCTCATTGGTATCGCAGTCGTAACTCGTAACCATATACGCAGGTTTGGGTGGCGCAGGAACCCCGGACATTATTACACGCTGCGAATAAACTCCCAATGCAGATAATCACATATCTTCTGCCAGATGTGGTCATGCGCGATTAACCGGTCCCGCGACTTCAACAACGGAAAATACACCTTGTACTCGTCCAGGTCCAGCAGCTCAAAGAACTTGTACAGGATGTAGGAGTAGGACAGAAAGTTCGTGCGGTCATTGGGGCAGTACAGCAGAAACGGGGCCTGAATCTCCTGGAACATGGCGCGGATCTTCTCCTCAATCTCGGGCGTGATGGTGGGCGGTGGATTGCCGTTTAACCGACTCAGAATATGTGCGGCGTGCTCATAGTACTTTGACCGCCCCAGCTTCTTCAGAATCTCGCGAATCTCCTTCTCCGTCAGGTCGGCAATGTTGTCAATCCGACGTTTACGGATCTCCAGCACCACTTCGTTCATCACCTCTTCGGGAATCATCGTGGATTCCTTGGCTTGAAACTGATTCAGAATCTCGTTGAGGTGGTTGATCTTCTTGTATGCGTAATTGTTCCGCTCCTTCGGCGGGTCACGGAACGACTGGAAATCGGACACCACCAAGGAGTATTCCTCAGACCCGCACCTCGGGCAGACCAAAATGCCTTCAGAGGAAATCTCCTCGCGAGCCACATTGCACTGGGCACAATGTTCCGTCTGCAACTGCGTCATTTCGGGGATCGCACCCAGCTTCATGCGGGCTGCATACTCGTCAAACATCTGCTTCCGTGTGGACCCTGTGTCTGTGGACGCCGCTGTCGCAAAGTACTTCAGGAACGTATGGGCATCCTTGGGGGCAACTGTCGTGGCTGACGTGCCCCCCGACTCACGATTGTAATAGCCCATCAGAATGTCCATGTTCTTCAGGTAGTACTCCTGGACAGGATCGGCTTGCACAGCCTCTGCTTCCAACTCCTTCACGCGGGCTTCCCACTGCGAACATTGAATGACATCTCCAATCTCATTGGATCCATGGACAGCCGCAATCTTCTCTCGCAGGCTCTTCAATTCTGCCTCTGCATCCGCCTTGGACTGGGTTTCCCGCAATCCCTGTACAATATCCTGGTGAACCGAATCGAGCGTCCCGATGGACGCCGATCCTGTTTCCCGTGTCCGTCTCACCTTGAATACATCCATGGTGTCTATTGTGGCTGTTTATGTAGATGCCTTCAGCGCCTCCATGACTTCCTGCATGAATGCGGGGTTTTGGCAAATCTGCGGTCTCTGCTTGCGAACTGCGGCTAACAGTGTCTGGAAGTCCAATCCGAAGTTTTTGCACATGAAGTACAGCAGCAAGAAGGCTGAACGGTTGATACCCGCCTGACAGTGGACAAAGACGATGGCATTTGGGGCTCGCAGGAAAGCCCGCATTGCAGTTTCAAATGCAGGGTACCAGTCCAGAATCTTCACCTGTGTGGAATCGTGAGCGTCCAGTTGTGCATAGCAACTTGAATGTGACTGCCGAAACCATGCGGGGGAGTTCTCGCTGTATGCGCAGTTGATCACATGGGTTATCCGGTTGGTGGCGACAAAGAACGGGGTTAACGATGCGCCCGCGCCCAGGCAGATATTGGGGTACACCCATGCAGGCGTGCTCATTGCTTATTCATCCCTGAGCCTCTTAAATCCCCATGCTACCGAGGAAGACGGACAACAGATGGGCAATCACCACCGCGGCGGCACCCAGAACGCCCGCACCCTGCCACGAGACCACGCCGCCACTGGTGTACATGGACGGCAGGTACTGAAGAAGCATGTTTCGCGGCGTAGACAGGGAAATCACCGCTGCCGCCACGAAGAAGCAGACATACAGCTTCAGGTTGCGGAACATGAATCCCATTTGGGGCAGGGTCGGCTTGAAGGACGGAACCATTGAGCCCTGCGTCGTCTGCTCAGTTGAGGGCATGGGAATCAGCGGCGGTGCTGACTGATTGCCTTGGGGCGAAGGAAGCAAAGCATCCAAGGAGGTTGAGTCACTGTCCATTGTTTATACTGAAGGCATCTTTTCACAGGCTGCGTCTTCCACGCGGTAGCGATAGCACTTGCCGTCCACCCGGTTCGTCTTGGTGCGCACATCGTCCAGCGGCAGCGCCAAAGTATAATGGGTCACAAAGTCGCGATGAAACAGAAGTGCTGCCAGCCCCAGCCCGACAATAAAGGAAAAGAACGGCTTGGCTCGTTCAATTGCGGAGGTGATGTTCAACATTCCCTTACTTCTTAAGCGAGGCAAGTAAGTTGAAGGAGTCTGTCTCGGACGTACATGGAACCTCCGTGGCTTCCACATGGACACATCCCGTGTCCGTGTGGTATACAATCTTCCCATCCGATGGGTCGGGAACCTTGGAGACTGTACGACGAGGCGGAATGACGACGGACGACAGCAACAAGCCAAACGTAACGCCCGCCGCGAACCAAATACCATCAATTGGGGTGTTCATTGTATACACTGGGGCGAGATTTATCTGGGTGGGTTGAGTGAAGGGTGCGCTTCGCGATACTT